TTGTTATTGCCAATTTATAGTTTATTTATTTACTGCCCACAAAGTCGCTGGAGTACAATGTGCCTTTACATTTGATACGTTCTTAAATCCTTTTCGATAAATCAATCCACATTTAACTGCTCTGACTATTATTCCTCCCCATGATCTCGCTGATGGTGGCTCAGATAATTGATTCTTGGATGCTTCTCTTACATCTTCAGTCATAAACTCATCATTGTATCTGATGTAATTTAATAAGCAGTTGTAGGCTTGTTCACTCCATAATGGCTGTACTTCATCGGCATGATTGATTGCTTGTTGAATGCCTTTATCTCTTAAATTTTGAGATATAAATATATCTAATTGCATGATGTTTAATCTAAAAATATAAGTTCTTTTGATAAATCTAAATCAATTTTATCAGCTATTTTTCGTTTTGATTTAATTTCTTTAAATTGGATATATGCATCTGATTTTGGTTGTGTTTGACCTAATCCTTTGCACCAATAATCATTTCTTAAAATTATTTTACACATTCTTCTCCATGATGGGACCCAACATTTAGATTCTAAATCTTCTGGAGCTTCATCAGGAATTACTAAATAACCTCTATCTTGCCATCCTTTGATAAATTTAATAAATCTTTCTCTATAATGTTCTCCCGTTTTTTTAGGCATTGTCATTAATAATAAATTGCAAAATGATTGCCAATTATGATCATCAGGTTTACTTATCTTATTATATCCTGTCATGTTTCCATTTTCATGAATATACAATGCACCACTATTTACCCCATTTACTCTAACAATTAATTTATACCATGTTTCAGGCTCTAATATATGATATAGCCATAATCCTTTTCTTTGATCATCTCCATATGGCTGACAAAGTCTTTGTTGACTTATTTTAACTCCTGCCATCATCATTTTATCATAAACTTTATTATGAGGCAAATGATTGTATTTACCATGAAAAATCCAAATGTCTTCTGTTCTCCAATCATAAATAGGATAAATATTAAATAAATCGTTAGATACTTTTGTTGACCATTTCCAATTATTAAACATTAAACCATCTTTTCTTGAAACTATAGCTCTATATCTATGTAATGATTCATCTGCTCTAATTCCAATAAATGCAGCAGTATTTTCTCCTTTAGAATACCATTTACCAAATATAACCATAAACTCCTCAAATTCCATTTTGGGTACATAAAAATCATATTGAGTTAAATCAGATGCCAATTTTGGTTTATCTCTAACCCAAATATCTTTTTTTTCTTCATCCCAACAAACCCATCTTGGTTGATAATTGCTAACTGCATTTCTTAAAAGAAGTTCTCCACAAAACCAATGAAGATCAATATTGTCTTTATACATTTCTATCATGTGTTCAATATGTTTAATAGTATCATTATATTGAGCTTCTAAATCAATAATCAAGAATCCAACTTTTCTATTTCTTTTTTTAGCTTCAGCTAATACTAAATGAGACATTACACTACTATCTTTACCACCTGAGAATGAAACATAAATACTATTGAAGTTATCAAATACTTCTGAAATTCTTTCTTTACTTGCTTGTAATACTGTTTTTTCGTTATAAACTTTTGTTGCCATTTTAATATATATTTACTTGTCTTCCGATTGATAATGCTTCATTCATTGTTATTGGTTCTCTGTTATATTTTGCCATCCAGTAGTTCAAATATTCAAGAGCAGTTTCATTTGCTTTTTCTTGTTGTTCTTTATTAAGCAAATTAAATCCAGCACAATATTTTGATGGAACTCCAGTAGAATAGCACATAGCTGCTTGACCTAACCAAGCTATTCTATTCATTGCTTTATTAGTTAAATAATGCTCACATGAATTTATCCAATTATCTAATATTCCTTTTAATCCTTTTCTAAATTCTCCATCATTTGATAAATATTGAAAATAAGCATTTTCACATTGATCTGCAGTCATTCCTTCTTTTTTAGAAGCATAAAATCCTGCTTTATGACATTCCCATTTTTCAAATGTATGAAATATTCTGTCTTCATCATTAGTATTAATTGTTCTATAATGTTCTACTTCTTCCTCATTTAATTCATCTGTTAATGGAATATAATTAGCTATTGAATCTGATGAATCCCATGATTTACTAAAATCATCATCTTTAAAAATGTCTTGCAATCCTGTTATTTGACATAATCTTAATATTTCTTCTTCATCCATTCCTAATTCACGAGCTATTCTTTCATTTTTCCAATTTCTATTTTTTAATTCAAGAATTATCTCACTCATAGCATCTACTTGATGTTTACCTCTTGCTCTATTATGTCTTATTGTTGATGCAATCCTATCGTTTTTATCACTTTGTTCTTTTCTAATAATAACTGTAGGAGTATATCCTTTTACTCTTTCTCTTACAATTTTAGATTCTTTACTTACTCTTGTTCTATGAAATCCATCAACAACTTCTACTTTATCTCCTTTAGGGAAAGTAACTACTGGTTGCGTATAACCATCATTCATAATAGAAATTTCCAATAACTCCATTTCAGGAGGAGCTACTTTATTTGGATTATAATCATTTGCAACTACATTATCTGAATTTATCCATTTAACAAAGTCAACAGGCTCATTTTTAAATGGAGACAAATCATGTATAAATTCTCTTATTTCATTAATATGATTTATTTTTTCATCAAATGAGCAGTCCATTACACTACTTATTAATGATTTAATTTGATTAAATTTTTCTGTATTCATTTTTATTTGTTTTTAATTATTAATAATATGGGTGCAAGATATAATCTTATTTTTGATATTCAAAATTTATTTTGAATTATTTTAGTGCAATTCTAATTCGACCTGTTCGCCAGGTGCAGGAATATTGAAACCAAACCACTCGCCACAGAACACATTTAACCTATCTATCAGCTCGCAAAACTCACTCTTTGATAGTGTTGTAGTTGATTGTGGCACTCGCTTGATTTCGCCTGTCTTTTCGTTAATAATTTCTTTGAAGTTAAACTCCGACTTAATAAATTCATGAGCTGATTCCAAAGTAAAGGTATTCCCCAAGTCCTCAAATCCTTGTCTCATTAGTGGCACTACTGCCGACCAATAGTAAGCATTCTGCTCCAAGCTCCTGATGGATTTCTTCTTCTCAAATGTAACGATAAACTCAGCACAATTTAATGACTGACAAAACTTAGTCGCTTCCTTTGAATTTCGGAGCTTCAGCATTCCATCTTCAATATAGGCAGTTGATTTATACTTCATTTGATAGCATCGTTTAAGCAGTCCACAGCAAATTCAATCTTCTTCAAAAGTGCCTTAATAAACTCCTCATCAAGTGGAATCTCAATGATGGCTATCTTGTTAAACTCATCTTTAAATCGTGGATCAAAAGAAACGAATCTTGATTTTTTGAGGGTTGTACACCACATTCCATACTGAATCTGTGGATAATAATCCTTGTATTGCTTTTTGAATGCATCAAGCTTACCATCTTTCATTCTGCTTATAGTCAAGTTCTTTAGATGCACAGTTGAATTGAAAGGACATTTATATTCAACATACCAATCGCCATGTAAGGCATCAGGACTTGCTCCAGCATTCAATGGAAAGTTAGGACAAGGAAAGAATTTAGGATTCTCTATTCCAAAATATTCGATATCGGAATCTGCAATATCAAACATTGACTTATACTTTTCATTGGCAATATACTCGTGTTCAATTCCCCATGACATTGCTGAAGTGGTAAAGTTTAATGGTCGTTCTTGAGTAAGTACTTCAACTATCTTCTCATCAATGTAAGTTAGGGCAGTCTCGCCAAACTCCTGGTCCTTTGCCTTTCCACCGACAAGCAACTTCCAAATGGAAGATGCTGTAAATTTGCCGAATCGTTCAGGTGCTGTGTTAGTTGATTGCATTCTTTAAGGCTTTTTCTACTTCTGCAGATAGTGAGTAATGTTGTTTGATTGTAGCTAGTGTAATAGCTCCTTCAAGCAGTTTAGAATAGCAGTTGTTGTAATCCTTCGTTTCAAACATTAAAGGCTTCTTACCAGTATCTTTTGGTGCTTCCTTAGTCGTTTGCTCTCCACTTGCATCTGTGTCTTTGTCAGTAATAATACCTAAAATACTGCTTAAACTGTAACGACGGATGTAAGTTATGGCTGATCCAAGTACCTGGAAGTCGTTCATGCCTTTAAGTTGGACTCCTTGAGGGATGTCTGTATTACTTTCAATCTGTTCAGCTGAGTCAATGTGAAATACAATAGTCTTTACTTGCATTCCATTTATCAGTTGGGTAAATCCAATCCCATGCTTTTTGAGCAGTGGATTGATGACAGCGAATACAGCAGGTAAATCAGCATATTTGTAGGAATATGCTTGAGTGTCTTTTAAAATAACAGGTACTTCATTTTGAAAGTTGGCTAATGCCTTAAATAAATTCTTCATTTTTATTGTTTTTTAGTGTTAATTAATCCCAGTTACTTTGTCTATCATCTTCAAAAGCAGCAATGCCACGTTCTTCTTCTTTGTCGGCAGCAGACATCTCCTGTTCTTC